AACAAGGATTCTTGTCCACCAAACACTTCTGCCTGATAAACATAGTTACCACCTTCTTCTTCAGCACCAGAAATCAATCTGAACTGATAGTCATCTGGTCTATTACCAGCAATTACATGTACTTGACTAAAGTACTTTTCTCCGAAGACAAGTTCAATAACTCCCCTTGCGGCACCTACACCAGTGTCACCTACTAATACAGTGGCTCCAGCAGCACGTGCTTCTACCAACGGTATATTTCGTTCATCACTACCTACTACTTTCCACACAAAATCATCAGAAGTTTCTAGAACTTTCTCAGGAAAAAGTGAGAGGGTAGTGTCTAGGTTTTTCATTCCAGAATTTTGTAAAAGAACAGTTGTAAGCGGAGATACTAATTGAGGTTGACTACCAAAAATAGCACCAATGTGGTTTTTTAATGTTAAACCTGACCAAGATTGCCCCTTAGTCATTACAAACTTTCCTAAACTCATAATTTGTTAATTAAATTAATTTTTATTTATTATATTTACTTTTATTTTTAAAGTACAATTTCTGAACCTATACCTCCACTATAACTATTTGGGTCTGATAAATAAGCTGGTGTTGTCCCATCACTATCAAATTTCATTCCTTTTAAAGCTCGCTCTAATTCATTAGAGGCTTTAGTTTTAGTTTTACTTTCTAACAAAGAGAAATCTTTAAATCCTTTTGTTATTTCGTATAGGTAATAAAGTTTGGTATCAAAGTCAATAGGATTTTCTCTCCTATCTTTCATTAGTTGGTTTTCCATAACTCCATTTGAGTTCTTTCCAACAATCTTTGTAATACTTTGATAAACTCTATCTTGTGTTGCTTTATTTACTTTCTGACCTTTAATAAATTCATCAGTATTGTAAATTGCATTTTTTAAATCATTATCTATTTTTTCTTGTTCTGCAGCAACTCTTCGAGAATCTGCTTCTCTTTGAGTAACTAAAGCTTCCATTCTCTTCGCCTCAGTTAATTTAAGGCTTCCTAATGATTCTTTAGCATCTTCTATTACAGAATCATCACCAGCATCAATTGAACGTTTTAAAAGCCTCATAGCTCTATTCTCATCCATTCCTTGTGCTAAGTAATCTTGATAGATAATTTTTTTACTTAATTCTATATCTTCTTCAATGACACTATCAGTAATTCCATCTAGTGTTAAAATATTATCTTGATGTTGTTGATATTCTGCTAGACTTACACCTTTTTCTAGAGCCTCATATCCATCTTGTCCTATTTTAGAAACAATGAAATTTTTAGCTTGGTTATCAATTTCATCTTTAACAACTTTAGCTAAATCATCTTCTGATTTAATTTCATTCTTTTCGAGGTCCAGCGAGGGCAATAAGCCTTGGCGGCTTAGAACAGATGCAAAGGAAGAATAAGGGTTGGGAGAAGAATCATCTATTTCTTCATCGCCCTCTGGCTCCTCATCTCCAACTACGTCCTCTGGATTCTCATCCTCGTTGGTGTTTATATTATCTACATCATCTTTTGATGTATTTACAGGTGGTTGTACATCTGTATTAATTTCATCTTCTAGATACTCTTCTGGTATACCATCAAAGTTAATCTCTAGGTTATCTTGCATGTCAAATAAAGACATTCCCAAGTCTTCTTGTGTTCCTTCCATAATATTTCTCCCTTAATAATTTACAAATATAATAAATTTTATGACAAAAGTCAATACTTTTTTGTGAAAATATTGACTTTGCCCATTTTTATAATAGCTATTTCTTTACTGTAGCTTTCTGTCTCATAGCAGAAATTTTCTTCATTTCTACTTCCATTTGGTCTTTATGTTTACTCATGTCATTAGATAGTTCTCTTGATTTATTAAAATTATCCATTAACATTTTCTCTCTATCAAGTGATAATTTTTCTTTATCAATTGTATCATCTACGCCATTACTATCATCATCACCCTCTTCAGCTTTTAATGAAGCTTGTAATTCAGCAACATAACGTCTAGTTTCATTATCTCTAATATTTCTAGCTTCTTCTGCAGCTATTAATGCTTGTTGTAAAGCTATAGAGTCTGCTTGTGCTTGTTGTGCAATCTTATTTTGTTGTTCTTGAGATTGTGAATTACGTTGATGCATATCATCCTCTGCAATCTCAATCTTACGCCTCATATCTGATAAACTAGGGCTAAAGTATATATCCATAATAGTAGAGAAACTTCCACCATTTTGTAAGAAAGCTTGTGCATGACCTTTAAGTGCTTGTTCAAGTTCTGTAGCTTTAGATGAACTAGTTGCTACTAATCCATACTCTGCTTCATTAAACTCTTCCCCCTCCATATTAAGTACCTCAATTGTTTGGTCGTCTAATATGTATTGTACTTTCTTATTATTACCTTTTAGTGCTACCTTAGCTGCTTGTAAGAATGCAGATAAAACTCTTAGTTTTACTTTCTCATGCCCTGCAAACCAAAACTCAGTAATATGAGATGATTGATTTACAGACCGTTCTACACCAGATGCAGTTTCATTTTGATGAATAGCTCCCTCACGTTGTTTCGTAACACCAGCTATCTCACCCATTTCATTCTTAATGAACTCTAGTAACTGTACATGTTGTTGAATGTATGTACCAGTTTCCATATCCATTACCTTACCACTTTGTTGCATAGAACCTGCTAGTTTCCCAGTAGATGCTCCATGATTACCTTCCTTGAATGAATCAACTACAGCAATCTTATTAACAACAGCAAAGTGTAACCATTTATCTATTTCCCAGTTTTCTGGTACCTTAGCTAAATCTAGTTCAAATATTTTACCATAGTTAGTTGAAATAGCTTTATTCAATCTATCCCAAATAACATCATACATATATTGGTAATTTTTACACCTATCAATCAATGATACGGCTTTACCTTGATTGGTGTTATATACTTGTCCAATAATTCCTGCATGTCCTGTAGATGGATTATTCAGTGAGTTGAATTGAATTTTTCTAGGTCGCATATTAACATATATGTCTTCACCTATCTTAGTTCCTTCCCACCATTCATTAACCCAATAGATAGTGGCTTCTTCCCCCATTTCTTCATCTACAACATACTCTTCAGACATTATTTTATATTCCTCTTCTCCTAGTTCACTGTAGTACTTAACTTTTTTAATTTTCTTAAGTGACTTCCAATAAACACGTAGGACTCTAATATTTCCATTTTCATCCGTATAGTTTGAATTAAAGTAATGACCATTAATTTCTGCTAAGTTAAAGAAGGTATCCATACCACCACCAGTAAAGTCCATACCACCATTTGGTAAGGCATCTCTTAATAGTGTGTGATTATTATGGTCATCTGAATAACTACTTTTTGATGTCTTAGTACTATAATCATTTATATAGTCTATATCAGCAGGTTTTAATTCATTGTAGTAATAATCTATAATTTTCCCAGGACTCCAATGGTCTTCTAGGATAATTAAATTTGAGTCTTCTATTCTATCTGAATTACCAGACCTAATTGAATATACTTTTAATGGATTAAGTTTGTCTAATTTAGGTTCATCAGATACTATATCTACTTGATATATCTCCTCAGCCATTAATAGTGCATCCTTAAATCCTTTATTAAATAACATATCAAACTCTTGTTCAGCCCAATAATGTCTAAGTATTTGATTGGCCATTTTCTCACGAATATCCTGCCAGTCATACTTCATATATTTTTCTAACTCTGCCATTTTAGTCTTAAGTTCTTCTTCCTCATAATTGGATTGAAGATACTCAGTTAACCTACGCATAAGTTCTTGTTTCTTTCCTTCTTCTTTCTTACTTACAGCATCAGGATTGATTACTATAACCTTCCAGTCAAATCTTCGTTTTGTCTCTTCCCCTACTAATAAATCTATTTTAGGAACTACTATAGGGTGATGAGGTATATTATCAGGCACAAAATTTGCATCCATATTGTATGGATTTACAACTGCAGATAAATCTCTTACATCCACAATTCCATTATACAAATTTAAATTGATAATTTTATTTCTAAGCGTCTGTCTAACACTCTCACTATGATAGAAAGAATGTGTATCAGCATGGTCCATATTATCTTTACGCCATTCTACTGTCTTATTAATAAAAGACAGACGTTGTGGTGGAAGAGGTATATTATTTATTCTTGCCATATCATTTAATTAAACTTACAAATATACTACTTTTTTTTATTAAAGTCAAGTCATTCTTTATGAAATATAAAAAATGACTTGTTTCTTAATAGCTATTTGTTTATATTAAAAACATTTGTTTGATTGTCATTTACTTGCGGAAAGTTTCTTCTAAAGAATGAGTCATCTGATAAAAGTTTTACTGGATTATTTTCATTATTCTTAGCTGAGTTAGTTCTCTTAGTTCTATCCTCTCTTAAAATAAATAACATAATTCCTGCAGACACCCTATCAAAGTTACCATCAGAATTCCACTTAATACATTCTTCAATATAAGCTAAGCTACGTAGTCTATGAAGATTCAATCTTGCATCATCTTCATCTCCGTGTGCTTTAACTAACATCCAGTCTGCTTGTAGTAATCTACCCCACTTGTTTATATCCTTATTAGCATGTGTTCCCTTAGCTCTATTTCCATATAGATTAGTCTGTTTAACAAAATCCATATCCTTTAGTATTTGAGGAGTATCAGCTAAATAGTGTAAAGCATTAAACTTATCAAAGTAACTAAATAAACCTTTTAAGTTACTCTCATAATTAGCTTCTGCATTATAGAACTTTAATGTTCTTAATGCTACTTCATAAGCCTCATTGGCTGTTCTTGGTCTACCAGAATACTCTGCTACAATTCTATCAGTAAAAGTATCTAATACTAATATACTAAATAAGGAACCACCAGCATCAGCATCAATAGGGTCAATCCCTGCAATGTATCTACCTCTTATAATCTGTCCCTCACCATTCTTACGTGGCATTTCAAATATCTCTAAACATCCAGTTCTATCTCCTGTTGAAATATCATATGAACGTAGAGGAAATTTTGAAGCAGTTGGTCTCCATACTATATCTCCTGTAGAATCAGCAATTAAATCTCCAACATAATGTTCAGCAAGAAATGCTTCTCTCTTTACCATTATATTTTCTAAATACTCTTTCAAATCTGCTACTGGGAACACTGTACCCTCAGTACGCATCACTGCCTCTTGTGGAGTCATTGGTTCCTCAGCTTTTTTCTGAGTAATTGCTCTAGCATCGGATGAACTATATTTTACTTTATACCTATCAAGACATATTTCAACCATTGCTTTAATTACATCTGGCTCCCCATTTGTAGTATCATAACAGTTATTTCTGTTTAAATACGCACCCCAGAAGAAACCACATACAGTACTACCATCTGTGTTTTTATCATACACATTATGAATACCATAAATATTATATGCACCAGGATTATAGAAGAGTTTTTCAGAGCCCTCAAAGGAAGCACCCTCTGTACCACCTGTACCACCTGCTAACATATAACCAGATGCTATTCCCCCATCTTCCACAGCTTTTCTATTTACGTTCCAAGCTTTCTCTAGATTAGGAAATAATCCATCTTCTTCATAATGTATAAATGGGCCCCTAATACCCCTAGCTTTATCTGG